GCATTATCAGTGAATAACTTACTGGGAGAAAGTTTAACGACTAAAGCCCAAACGGGTACATCTGACCCATCCATTGTACTTGAGCAATGAATAATGAGGAGAAGGGGGTAAACCTAAAGCCACATACGTTAGCCGATTTGATTGACGACCAAATCGTACAAGTAGTCATTAACTACGTAATGCCCAACATTACGGCCATAATTCTTAGGAGAAAACTTGATAATAGACTAAGAAGCTGAAGGATTCACAGTTTAAAAACCAGTAAGTTATACTAGACATACAACCATGGAAGGTTCTTTAGGATCTAATATGGCCGGGACTGGCGTTGGACCGGACTATGCTACAACCACAAAGCGATTGACCAGCGAAAGAAATGATGTTACAAATTGTATAGTAATCAGAAATGTTTGTCTTACACCGGAAGAGAAGCGTAAGTTACCCCCACTTTACCCCTCTACAGATCAGGGCTTTATTGACCGCTCTAAAGAGGAAAAGAGGAAAATCGATACGCTTAATTATGTCGTTGCGAAACGAGCGGAGTACATAGACAATGCCAAACTATTTGAAGCTCTGCCAGGAGAAGAAACCTACCCTAAGATATCTAACGATTTCGTACCAGTAGGGTTCGTAGATAGTAGAGCTTATACAAATGATTACGTTAAAAGAACAGCATTCGACGTTAAGAACAATCAACAGGAATCACACATGGATGACACTATTTTTGGGAATTTACCAATCAAAAAACGCATTTCAAAATCTGCCAACGTCATGGGTTACCTAAGGCGTAAAGGATCAGTAATAACCAAAACTATTAGGAAACCTTATAGACCCAAGGAATCGCCACTCAAAGAGTTTAACAGCGAGTCTACTGCTGCCATGAATCGCGCCGCTGATGCAATCGGTGACCGGTCCGAAGCTTTGCAGGACACTCTAGATAGACAAGGTTTGGATAGTGAATCTACTACTGCTATGAATCGAGCTGCTGATACAATCAGTAACCGATTTGAGGCTTTACAAGACACACTAGAGGATAAGCCAGATGACGATGATGATATGGATACACTTTCTACTAGTAATATAGAGGTCAACACAACCCAACGGGTGACGAGTGCTGAAGCTCAGCCAACACCGCCACCGGATCCAGAAGCAGAAACATCATGGCATGATATTATCAAGCCATCCTTCGCAAAAGCAAGAGCATTACGTGATAAGAAGACCCGGAAGGTCTACACTGCTTTGACTTATCACTTGAAGTGCAAACATTTTATGCACTCTAGAGACCCGCATTTTATAAGAACTTTGGTACAAGATGCTAGGGCCTGGATGACTCGCCAGAAATTACCAACAGAGTCGTATCTCGAGTATGCAGTTTTAACATCAGCAGTGGCTGCAGCATTCTTTGTTGATCAAGAAGAATTGGATTTCAGAGCTCGAATGAAAAATAGGACTGAGTGGCAAGCGATTGATAAGTTGAATAAGGCGATGACCGGAGATCTTGGTCATCGCCTGTTCCCGGTGAAACCCATGCTTAACGGCGTGAGACATGTGTTCCAATCACATGTTAGGTTTCCACCGACTAATATCGCCTCGGTCTAATGGCACCTTTGAAGCTACCTTGTTTATGCACAGAAGTTAAAGTCCCGGCTTTGGTTAAAACTAAAGAATACAAGGTTCAAGCTAGCATTCAAGGGTGTGCCACAAATCATTATCTCAAGTATTTACATCTTAACTTGGGGTTACCATTGGAGGATCAGTTTTATTGGAATAATTGTCAGTGCAACGAGTACGATGGGCTACGCAGACGCCATTTACTTGGTGATATTCCGGGGTATAAACCTGGAAACCCAGCAATACAATTGTTGGAGAAACAGCTCGTGCTTATGGCATCGCAATTTGAACATTTTCGGAAAGTTGACCATAAAACTTTAATCGAAAACACTAGATCTTCTATAAAAAGCCGTTATAAAAGTGCATACCTACAACTTAGATCAAAGGTGGTAAATCTCTCTTCAAAACAATCGCTTGTGAAAGCTTTTGTTAAATATGAGAAAATTCCAGTTGGGAAGTACGAAGCGGGTAAACCGCCTAGGATGATTCAATTTAGGGATTTTACCTATTTATATAGTTTGAAGAGAGAATTACTACCTTTCTCTATGTCCGTGAAAAATGGCGTCCATAAGTGGGATGGACAAGAGGTAAAAACCATTTTCACTAAAGTCTATGATAATTATGGGGTAGCTAACGCTCTGTATACATCGTGGAAGGAATTCGTTGATCCAGTAGCAGTCTGTCTTGACCATTCAAAATTTGATGGACACTATTGTAGTGCATTGTTGGAATTAGAGCATAAGTTTTGGAAGAGTTTAAACAATTCGAGGATGTTAGAGTGGTTGCTTAATCAGCAACTAGTAAACAGGGGAACCACGCCACACGGATTATACTACAAAGTCAAGGGAGGGAGAATGTCAGGGGAGTATACTACTTCTGATGGTAATTCTTTAATGAATTACGCCATGCTGAGAACATGGTGTCGACACCAAGGACTTGAAGATCACGAAGTTTACATTCATGTAAATGGAGATGATTCTGTTTTAATCTGTGAGCGCTCAAAGGCAAATGAATTGAAGAATTTAGACTATTTCAATAATTTTAATATGGAAACCGAGTGTGACAGGATAGTTGATGACTTTCGAATGATAACTTATTGTCAAGCCCAACCCGTAAGGGTAAAGCGTGATGGAGAGTATGTTTGGTATATGGTGAAAGAACCATTGAGAACCCTTTCTAGAATGCAATACTGTGATAAGAAGTTTGAGGGAGTAATACCTAGATACACACGAGGAATTGGTTTATGCGAACTTGCAGTTAATAGTGGTATTCCTATCACTCAACAACTTAGCTGTAATATGATATATCTTGGTGACAAACCTCTTGGTTGCGTTGATAAGTCCCCGGCCCTTAACAGCGGTAATGACGTTGAAGTAAAATCAATCGATCCGCTCACAAGAGTTGATTATGAAGTTGCTTTTGGTATTACTCCGGTACACCAAAAACTAATTGAGTCACAATTGGCTGGGTACATAAGATCTACGGATCAAAACCACCTATCAACCATAATATCGCGCTATAAAACCTTTCATAAGCACTAATTTTATTAATTGTACCCAACGATAATATAAATATGCCGAAAACTGTAGTGGTAACAACCACAACCAAAGAACAGCCAACCAAACAAAAGAAACGTACTCGCAGACGTACTCGAACAACTGCGAGAACTCCCAACGTAACTGCTGTATTGAACATCCCAAGCAATGCAACAGCCGCTCCGATCGCTAAGCAAATCACTCACAGGACTACTAAACCGAACATTCGGAATCGTGGCCAAAACGTCGTTGTCACTCATCGCGAGTATCTCCAGGATATTGTCCGTACTACTAATACTTACACTATTGACGGTATTGCTATCAACCCTGGCATATCTCCATCGTTCCCATGGCTCTCGCAGATTGCTGGGCGGTTTGAGTCTTATACTTTTAATCGCTTGGATTATGTCTATGAACCCATGGTTCCTACTACACAGGCTGGTACTGTTATGATGGCGATTGACTTTGACGCGGCCGATACCCCCCCTACTAGTAAACAAACTCATATGTCTTACCAAGGAGCTGTTAGAGCAGCACCATGGCAACCTTTTAGAATTTCTGCTTTACAACACAACCGTCTCAAGATGGTTAAAGAGAGATATGTCCGCACTGGTCAGGTACCAGCTAATACTGATATCAAGACTTATGATATGGGCGACCTCTACATAGGAACAGTGGGCACCGGAGCGGCTAACATAACTTTAGGAGAACTATACGTTGAATACACAGTTACATTTAAAAC